ATCAAGTTTTTTTCACTATCAAAAACTGGCGAACGTTCAACCACCAATGGCTCGAAAAAAGATAAATCTTTATAATCGTTATGTGTATACACTTCTGCGTTCTGCATTTTTTTACCTCGTAAAGTTAGTTAATTATTAGTAACATAATCATTTATTCATATATTTTTATTTATGTCAACACCTTTTTTTAATTTTTTTTAATCTTCATAAATATCAAACCATGCAGGGGTTTTTGTAAATTTCCATTCTGCAAATCTTCTTTTTTCTCCCAAGTAATAGTCTATGTAAGCTTCTTGGGTTGGGGGTATTGCTCTTGAGGATGGGTTGACAATTTTGTACTGTTCAGGCATACATTGAGGCGGTTCATAGAATTTAGAGTGCTCAATGTTTTTGGGAAGGGCTGACAATTTTGAAAGTAAACCTGACATTTCTACTTTGTGTACTTTCTTGTATCTCAAGGTGTATTGAAAGCAGAGTTCATCCAACAATTTGTGTAGCCATATATAATTACCTGACCCACTCCTAGCCCATACAGCGCAAGGGTGGTTTTTATATGCTGACTTGTACAAGTCTTTGAATTGCACTCTGTCACCATCGAGTTCATGATGTGCTGTACATAACAATTGAGCACTCTCAAGAACCATCTTGACAACGTGTTTGTCACAGTGCCAAGCGGCACAGGTGGTTGGGTGATCATGCAGAAAAAAGATATTCATTGTGCGTTCCATCTAACAGTTTTGATTTATTTATTTTTCATCCATCACCTTAGTTACAACCCACCTTCCCCGTTCATGTAAGTATTCCCACCTTTTAGCCGCACTGGGATGTACAAGACCTAGTTCAGTGTCGTACTTCCATTCCCACTGAATGTATTTACCATCAGAGGCTCTGCGTACAACCTCTGGAAAAGGACGTTTGCTTTTCTTTTTGTTATACTTTTTTTGATGCATCTTTAATCTCACCTGTTGAAAGATTGTAATAAACTAAACTGACATTCAAATCTTTTTGAATAGGTTTCAAAATACGATTAATAAATGTGTTTGGTTTTTTAGCTGTGCTTGATCTAAAAGACATAGTTTTTACTTCTATTAATCTAACCCTTTTAGTCTCTGGATGTATGGCTACAAGATCAACAGGACCAACATTGTTAGTCTCGTGATATACATAATAACCTTCATCTACAAAATGTTTCATCACAGCTAGTTTTGATTGCATACCTTTTTTGTGTTTAGTGTTCATAATAATGCCGCCTTCAATCTTGCAACTGATAACTCGTGCCATGTTAATCTATTTAAACTAGGTTTTCTTTCACTAGGTTCTCTAACCTTAAACTCTTTTGGAATACCTTGCAAGTGGTATGTAAAACTACATAACTTTGCTCTGTTTTTTATGCCCATAGCTGAACCAGTTGTTATGTTAGCTAGTTTAGCCACCTCTTTTGTAGTGTGACCTTGTTTAAATAAATCACAAACTTTTTGTTTAAATTCTTCTGAATGTATTGGCCTCATATTCTTACTCCACAAATTCATGTGTTATACCATCAACCGTGACACTCTCTAAAGTATCTAAGTTTACATTTCTGTAGCCTTTGCTTTTAGTGTCGTACATAGTCAGATACTTGGTTGCATCATTGCGGTTTATACCACCTTTTAGATGTTTGTTTACACCAAGCCTACCGTTCATGTGTCTCACAGAGCCATCTGATTTAACAAAGGATACAGAAAAGAACTTGTCTCTAACGGTTGACTCTACAATTCGTTTAGTCATTTCAGTAGTTTTTGGTTTTGGATATTGTATTTTTATATTTTGCATTAGCATCACCTGTACCCATAGTCGTAGTTATATTCTGCATCAAGCATTTGCCAATGTGACTCATAAGCATGATCCCAATTTAAAAATTCACCTGTTTCAACATCACAATCAGCAAGGGCTTTGGCCCAATGATCTAGGCTAGGTTCATGATTAAGAGGTAGTTCTTCCTGAAAATAATCCTCTGTCATTGGATGACTCCAATTAATAGTTAAAGGGAATATCCTTGTAGCATAGATAAAATACTCTATCAATAATTAATTTTGTTTAGGTAAATAAAAATAATACTAGACAGGTGTTTTTTTGCGTGGTATTAGACTATTTGTCGATTGGCAATAACAATATTATTATAATAACAATCAGGTAATACTATGAATAATAGAATAAAAGAATTTATATCTACTGAATATATACCAGTAGGTATATCTAATAGATATGATTGTCCTATATGTAATGGAACTAATACTTTATCAGTAACTAACTTTGGTAATGAGATTAAGTATTATTGTTTTCATTCAGATTGCAGTAGAGGTGGAGTAATCAAAGAAGGATTGAGTGACAATTCTTTTGAAACTACTAGTAATGCTGTAAAAGATAAACCTAGTTTTGATATCCTAACTTATAAAAACAATTTCAGTTTAGAGTTAAGCTGTAGACCAGAATGTGTAGATTATTTAGAAAAGAATAATTGTTGGGAAGCATGGTGGAAAAATAGGGCAGATATAAGATATGATTTTAAACAAAACAGAATTGTATTTATAATAAATGAAGGCAGTAAAATAGTGGATGCTGTAGGTAGAGCACTTGGAGACAAACTACCAAAGTGGTACAGGTATGGTAACTCTAATATGCCTTTCATTTGTGGTAATCATTCTACAGCAGTCTTAGTTGAAGATGCCGCATCAGCTACGGCTGTATCAAGTTTTGCAACAGGGGTTGCAATGCTTGGAACTAATCTATCTGAAAAAGCTGTTGATAAGTTATCGGCATACAGAAAGGTTCTGGTTTGTTTAGATGAGGATGCTAGTGATAAGGCTATCCACATTGCTCAAAGACTACATTGGGCAGTAGAAAAAGTTGAGATTAGAATATTAACTCGTGATTTAAAACGCTTAACAACTAATGAAGCTAAAGAGGTATTAAAATTAGATGATTGATAAATCAGTAATAGTTGCGTGTTTAAAAAAAGACAATTACAATCGTGTATCAAGTTTAATTAAAAAGGAGTACTTTCCAAAAGAAGTAGGAACAGTCATTGATGTAATTAATAAATTACATAAAAAATATGAGAACGACATATCTCTTGAGGACGTTATGCTATCTCACAGAGATTCATTTCCTGCAATGCCAGAGGCCACAAGGCTGAGAGTAGAACGTGACATAAACTCTTTGTTTAATGTAAAAGTACAGGATGAGTTGGTAGCTGACATACTGCACAATTTTTGGAAAAGAACTACAGCTAAACAAATAGGAGAACAGGCACTTGATATTTTTCTTGGTAAATCAGTTGACACAAGCCCCTTGTTATCCTCTGTTGAGGACTTAAAAACTAATGAGGTAAAGTTATCAAACACTTACACAGTTCTAAATGAAGATATTGAGACTAGTCTAGATGAATTTGAACGTGAGCCTGAGTTTAAGTTTCCATCGCAAATAAGAGATTATGTAACAGGAATTGACAGACAAAACCTTGGAGTTATATTTGCTAGACCAGAAGTAGGTAAGACATCATTTGCCGCATGGTTGTGTGGATGGTACGTAAAGAATAATCTAAAGGTGGCCTATTGGGGGAATGAAGAACCAGTTCGTAAAACTCGCATGAGAGTTGCCAAATCTATTCTTGAATTATCTAGACAAGAAATATTATTAGATAAAAATGGGTTTATAGAAAAATATAAATCAGAAGTATTACCGTATGCTACATTCATGGACTGTGTTGGTACAAGTATACAAGAAATTGAGGACTACTGCTTTCGCAATGAAGTTGATGTAGTATTTGTAGATCAGTTAGATAAAGTTAGAATAGATGGTGAGTTCTCTCGTGGTGATGAGAGACTAAAAGAATTGTATGCTCGTAGCCGTGAGTTAGCTAAAAGAAACCAAGTTGCTGTATGGGCAGTATCACAAGCATCTTATGAAGCACATGGTCGTGAAGTAATTGATTATTCTATGCTAGATGGCAGTAAAACAGGAAAGGCAGGAGAGGCTGATATAATTATAGGAATAGGTGTATCAGAGCATGAGGACTTTAGGACGTTGAAGTTTTCTAAAAATAAGATTAATGGCTATCATGGTTCTTTAGTTTTAAGACGAGACGGAGATAGGGATATATTCTTATGATTGTAACAGTTGTTGATATAGAAACAACCTTTGATAAAAACAGAAATGTAGTATCTTCACCTTTTTTTGGTGATGAGCTTGTCTACATAGGGTGGTTTAGTTTTGATACAGACTCTTCTGAAACAGAAAGATTAGGTGTATTTTTTAATCACAATCAAAAGGAACCTGAAGAAAACGGACATAAAATTGTACAAGATACACTAGAGGGAACTGATATTCTTGTAGGTCACAATATTAAATTTGATCTTACTTGGATGAGAGAGTGTAACTTTAAGTATAATGGTGACATTTTTGACACAATGGTTGCAGAGTATTTGTTATCTCGTGGTGAGAAAAAGCAACTTAGTCTAAAGGAATGTTGTGCAAGGCGTAATCTTGGCACTAAAAGGACTGATCTCATACAAGAATACTTAGATAGAGGATTATCATACCAAGACATAAACCCACAGTTGGTTCAAGAATACTGTGACGCTGATGTTGAGATAACAAAACAATTAGCCGATAGTCAGTTGTTTGATATGGAAACAACTTGGAAGGAGTATCTTTATGCTTAAAGTTGCTAAGATGAGCATGGAACTAACAGATGCTTTAATTGATATGGAGCGTGTAGGCATAAAAATATCTAATGACAATCTTAATAAAATTAAAAATGATTACCAACAACAGTATGAAACATTAAGTTTTGAACTGAGCAAGATTGTGTCAACAGTTATGGGAGACACACCAATTAATCTTGAAAGCCCTGATGATCGTAGTAGGCTTTTGTACTCAAGAAAAGTATTAGATAAGAATCAATGGAAAGAGTTGTTTAATATAGGTACGGAGTGGAGAGGTAATACTAAAAAACCGAAATACAAAACAAGAATGTCTCATAAGTCTTTTAATCATAATGTGAGGGCTTTAGCACCTGTGGAGAGAAAATCCATAGGAAGACAATGCACCGACTGTGAAGGTAAGGGCTTTTACTTCAAAACTCTAAAGTCAGGTAAACTAAGCTTAAATAAAACAAAATGTAAAAGTTGTAATGCTACTGGTATTTGTTATGATTATATTAATGAAGCGGCAGGACTAAGAATAGTACCTCGTGGAGTAGAGGATACTTGTGCGGCAGGATTTAAAACAGATAAAGAAACGTTAGATCAAATACTTCCTGAGTTAGAAGGAGTAGCTAGTGATTTTGTGAAGAAGTATGTAAAATATTCTAAGATAAGAACTTACTTAAATACTTTTGTAGATAGTTTAGACAAGTTTCAAGATGAAAACAGTTACATACATCCACAGTTTAATCAATGCATAACCGCTACAGGTAGGCTATCATCTAGTAAACCTAACTTTCAAAATATGCCTCGTGGTAATACTTTTCCTGCAAGAGAGGCTATAGTATCAAGATTTGATGGGGGCTACATACTTGAAGGTGACTACTCACAACTTGAGTTTCGTGTGGCAGGTTTCTTATCTAAAGACAAAACTATTTATGAAGAAGTAGAGAAGGGTTTTGATGTACACAGTTACACTGCATCCGTAATGGGTGTGTCAAGACAAGATGCAAAAGCCCACACGTTTAAGCCTTTGTATGGCGGTATACTTGGTACAGATAGACAAATGAAATACTACTCTGCATTTAAAGATAAGTATTCAGGAATAACCAAATGGCATGAGGATTTACAAAATGAAGCGGTCAGCACTAAAAAAGTGGTTCTACCCTCTGGTAGGGAATATGCATTTAAGTTTGCAAAGTTCACATCAAAAGGAACAGCAACAAATGCCACTGCAATTAAGAACTATCCTGTTCAGGGTTTTGCTACAGCAGACCTCTTGCCCTTGGCTCTAATTAAGTTACATAAAAACCTTAGAGAATTAAAAGATAAGGGCATTAAAAGTTTGCTAATTAACACAGTGCATGACTCTCTTGTTATGGATGTGCATCCTCAAGAGAAAAAAGAAATGATTGACTTAATGAAGGAGAGTATGTTATGTATATCTAAAGAATGTGAAAGACGTTACAACATAGTGTTCGATATGCCCATTGACATCGAACTAAAAATAGGGCAAGATTGGTTAAACCTACAGGAGATATAAAACCAATGAATGATATAGCAAAGATACAACAAAAAGACATTGATGACAACATGGCAAAAATTGCTGAGATGATTGGACAAGCAGACACATCAAACAGCAATGCAACTATGGGCTACCCAAGATTAGCCATAGAACAACAGAATGAAAACACCAGTGGAGATGTTTTACCAAAAGGTTCTTATCGTTTTAAAATGAATGGTAAGGCTTTGTATTCAAAGAATATTGAGGTAAGGCTATTTGTAAGGTACTATGGATATGATTTTTATAGTAATGAAAGACCAGAGGATTCAATACGAACAGTATTACAACCATCTCTGAGTGATGACTTTCCTGATACAGCAGGGGGCGATAGATGTGGCAAATTATCTAAAGATGATGTAGCCTCATTACCTGCAAATTCTATTGAACACGCTAGACAGAAAAACATTAAATGCACACAGGTTGTGTATGGTATGGTAACTAAAGGCACTGGCGAAAGCGTGGATAAAGAAACTGTTGATTTAAAGGACACACCATTTATTTGGTCTGCTCGTGGTTCTGCTTTCATGCCAGTAGCAAACTTCATAAGGGAAATACCAAGTAATAAAATTATGTTTAGTCAAAAAGCAAAGATGTCTACTAAACGTAATGTAAATGGTTCAGTGATTTACTACACGCCTATATTTGAGAAACCACAAACTGTAAAGGTATCTGAAACAGATATAACAATTCTAAATGAGTTTATGGAAGATATAAAAGGTTGGAATGAACGTGTAGTGAAAGATCACAACGAAAGAAAGGAAAACGTTTTACTTAGAGAAGACCTAGACGTTGCCAAGGAACTTGAGAGTGCCGCCTAGTGTCTGATACTCTTCTACAAAGAGTTCAATTCTTTTTAGAAGCGGCATCAAGGGGGGAGTCGAAAGGCATCCCCCCTAATCTCGTTGAAGAGTTTAAAGAAATGTGTGGTCACGCATTAGAAAGACAATTTAGCCGTAAACAGGATGGACCTAAAATAAGAATGTCTGGTGTAGGCAAACCAATGTGTCAACAGCAGATGGGTATGCGTGATGATGTTGTAGAAGATGTAGACTACACATTAGTTATGAAGTTTCTATTTGGAGATATAATAGAAGCTATAGCGGTTACAGTTATGAAAGCGGCAGGAATAAATATAGAAGATGAACAGAAGGCTGTAAAGCTAGACATAGGCAACACAACTTTAAAAGGCACATACGATGTAAAGATTGATGGAAAAGTTTATGATATAAAGAGTGCTAGTCCCGGTGCTTTTTCTATGAAGTTTTCTGCTAATCGTGGTTACAATAACATTAAATCAGATGATGTATTTGGATATGTGCAACAAGGCTACTTGTACTCTGAAGCCGCTGATTGTGAATTTGGTGGTTGGATAGCTATTAATAAAGCTACAGGTGAGTGGGCTGTATGTAAGGCTCCTTTACTACAAGATGAAGATAGAAAAGAAGCGTTAGAAAAAAGCCACAACAACATAGTAGAAGTATTAAGCAATAAGAAGTTTAAGAAATCTTTTTCAGATACAGAAGAAGTATACAAAGATCGCAAAACTAAAGAAATAAAAAAGACAGGCAACAGATTAATGCACAGAAATTGTGGTTACTGTGGATACAAAGAATACTGTTGGCCTAAAGCAGTAATAAAACCTAAAGCTATTTCAAGAGCAGAAAACAAACCTAGAGTTTGGTACACTAAATACGTTAAGGAGAGCATAGAATGATATTGTTTGTTGAAAGATACACAGACTTTATGATAGATCAAAACCCAAATGCAAAGTTTGTATATTTTGAAACTGAGAAGGAAGATGTAGCCTCTGATTGCATACTGCAATTAAGAAGTAAGCAAAATGGTTTACCTTTAAGACATAGATTAAATATGTCTGATAAAGGTATGTGGAAGGATGAAGATTACACAAGTAAATACTTTATGGTGTCTGTAGATTTTTCTTCTATACTAGATGCTAGTAAAGCTTGTGTAACAGTAGTATATCCAATGATATCTTTCAATATTGCATTATCTAATTTAACAGATAAGTATAAAAAGCTATTTGAAAAAGAGTATTCAAAGCTAGTGGGACACAATACTATTAAAAAGGATGTGTTGATACAATGAAATTTAGATCAAGATTTGAAGCACAAGTTGCATTAGCCTTAAACAAACAAAAGATAAAGTTTGAGTTTGAACCTCACAAAATAGGATATGTCCCTCCTCCTCGTGTGTACATACCAGACTTTTACATAAAAGATTATGATTTTTATATAGAAGTAAAAGGTAGATTGTTACAAGCAGATAGAGTTAAACATTTATTGGTTAAAAAACAAAATCCAGACTTTAATGTTAAATTTTTGTTTGCTAATTCGCGTAAAAAGATATACAAAGGTTCTAAGACTAGTCATGCTGATTGGGCTGATAAACATGGTTTTGAATGGGCAGAACAAGTTCCCCCAAAGGAGTGGACCAAATGAGTAATGAAGATGATGTTTTAGAAGGGTTTACATTTAAACCCGAAGATAATGAAATACCTGAAAATATTAAAAAAAGAATAGAAGAAGAGTCCTTTGGATTACAAGAGGGTAGACTATACATAGTGCTAGATAGCACAAATGATGACAGTGTTGACGTAAGATGTTACGATACAACTTCTACTGATGATATTAGTCCTGCACACGTTATGTGTCATGGTATGCTAGAGATATTAAACAATGAACACAATTATGTTACGTCAGTGGGACATGATGTTATATTAAACTTTATGAGTGAAGCAAAGAAAGAAAATGAAGAAGCTGTAATTACAAAACAAGATTTAGGTAGTAATATTATAAACGTAAACTTTGGGAGAAAACATTGAGTAAAGAAATAGATTTAGTGGTTCATAAGAATGTAGAAGATAGAGAGAGTAGAGATAAATATATTCTTAGAAAATTAAAAGAAGAATCTGCTTTAGATAAACAAGTTGGTGGAAACCATTACAAAGATTGTGTAATACAACCTGTAGAGTTCATAGCAAAAAATGAAATCCTTTTTCTTGAAGGTAACATAATTAAGTATGCAACTAGACACGCTAAAAAAGGTGAAGGCAGAAAAGATGTAGAAAAAATTATTCATTATGCTCAACTTATTTTGGAGTTGTATTATGATAATAAATAATGCAGTGTCTATTGATCCTAAAAGAGATGATTTATTTGATGATCTAGGTAAGATAAGACTAAAAGAGTCTTATATGATGGATGGTGAAATCTCACCACAAGAGAGATTTGCGTATGTTTCAAGAACTTTTGCAACCGATGAAAACCATGCTCAGAGATTATATGATTATTCTTCGAGACATTGGTTATCGTATTCTACACCGATACTTTCCTACGGTCGTTCACGTAGGGGGCTTCCTATTTCTTGTTACCTTAATTACATTAATGATACAGCAGAAGGACTTGTGGAGAATTTAAGTGAAACAAATTGGCTTTCTATGTTGGGTGGTGGTGTTGGTGTTGGTTTTGGCATACGTTCATCTGGCGATAAATCTACAGGGGTTATGCCTCACCTCAAAATGTATGATGCATCCAGTCTTGCATACAGACAGGGGAGAACTCGTAGAGGATCATATGCCGCATATTTAGATATATCTCACCCTGATATTTTATTATTTCTTGAGATGCGTAAACCAACAGGAGATCAAAACTTTCGCTGTTTAAATATGCATCACGGCATAAATATATCAGACAGATTTATGAATTTAATTGAAAGATGCATGACTAATCCTCAAGAGGATGATAGTTGGGATTTAATTGATCCGCATAATAATAGAGTGTGTGATACTGTTTCAGCAAAAGATTTGTGGCAACGCATATTAGAAATGCGTATGCAAACAGGTGAACCATACATACATTACATAGACAAATCAAATGATGCTTTACCTCCTTGGCTAAAACAAAAAGGATTATCAGTAAATCAATCTAATCTTTGTTCAGAAATAATATTACCAACTAATAAAGATAGAACTGCTGTGTGCTGTTTGTCTTCTGTAAATTTAGAATACTTTGATGAGTGGTCTAAAGACAAACAATTTCTTCAAGATATACTAGAGATGTTAGACAATGTTTTACAAAACTTTATTGACAACGCTCCTGATACTATTCATCGTGCTCGTCATAGTGCGAAGCAAGAACGCAGTGTCGGGGTTGGAGCACTTGGATTTCACGCATACCTTCAGAGCAAGCATATACCATTTGATTGTGCGTTAGCAAAGTCTCATAATATTAGAATGTTTAAGCATATTAGAGAAGGGTTAGATGCTGCAAATAGAGGGTTGGCTTTACTTAGAGGGGAAGCACCTGATGCTACAGGCACAGGACTAAGATGCAGTCATGTTACAGCTATCGCTCCTAATGCATCTAGCTCTATTATTATGGGTAACACCTCTCCATCAATAGAACCTTGGAGAGCTAACGCATACAGACAAGATACTCTTAGTGGGTCTTTCTTAAATAAAAACAAGTTTCTTAATAAAATCATACAAGACAAATGTAATAAAGATACTAAACTAAACTATGAAAGGATATGGTCTAGTATAATTGCAAATGACGGTTCTGTTCAGCATTTAAGATGTCTTGATGCAGAAGAAAAAGAAGTATTTAAAACTGCTATGGAAATAGATCAAAGATGGGTAATAGAACACGCAGGAGACAGACAGCAATACATAGATCAAGCCCAGTCTCTTAACGTATTCTTTAGACCAGACGTAGATATTAAGTATCTACACGCTATACACTACATGGCGTGGAAAAAAGGACTAAAGACCATGTATTACTGTCGTTCAGAAAAGATTGGCAAAGCTGACAAAGTTAGTCGTAAGATTGAAAGACAGATTATAGAAGAACTAGATATGGAAGCAATTGTTTCAGGTGAAGAGTGTTTGGCCTGTGAAGGATAATGAAATGAATACAGCTAGGATTAATCATATAGATTATTTAAAAAGAGAGATAGAAGAATTAGAAAACTTACTTGATCCTAAAATAAGTGGACAAGGTAGTATATACACTACCATTTCAACTTTGAAATGGCGAATAAAAAATTTACAAAATATGGAGAAGTAGCTAAAATGAAAAAGCATTGGTTTTGGAATAGTTATTTTATAAACAAACTATCTAGCACAACTTCAAATATCTCTTCTTTTTTATGGAGAAAACAATATTCAAAAAGGAGAAGGCACTAATGTTAGTTAAATATGTTATAACAATAATAATGTTCTTTCCAAATATAGCAGACTATGAACGTGGAAATATTTTAAATGTAACTCACTACAAAGGTAAGGTTGTTGATTTTGATTCTCAATCTAAATGTTTTTCTTATGTTACAAAACACATAGATGAACTAGTAGCCTTTGCAAGAAACTCATATAAAGATACACAAGGCTCTCAAGTAGCAGAGATTCTTTGTATGCCAAAATCAGTAGAAGAGATAGAAACATGAGCACTTTAAAATTACAAGATGAAAGAGATTACTTTAAGCCTTTTCATTATCCTTGGGCTTACGATGCATGGCTAAAACATGAACAATCGCATTGGCTTCACACTGAAGTACCCATGATAGAAGATGTAAAAGATTGGAAAGAAAGTTTATCAGTAGAAGAAAAATACTTTCTTACTAACATATTTCGTTTCTTTACGCAATCAGACATAGATGTATCTGGTGGATATGTAGAAAATTATCTACCGTACTTTCCACAGCCAGAAGTAAGAATGATGCTAACTGGTTTTTGTGCTAGAGAAGCACTTCATGTAGCAGCATATTCACACCTCATAGAATCACTTGGTATGCCAGAGAGCACATACAATGAGTTCAATGAATACGAAGCTATGAGAGATAAACATGATTTTTTCAAAGAATATATATCAAAGAAAGATATGCCTATACCATTACAGATTGCGGCTATCTCTGCATTTACAGAAGGGTTAGCACTATTCTCATCTTTTATTATGTTGTTAAACTTTCCTAGACATGGTAAGATGAAAGGCATGGGACAAATAGTTACATGGTCTATCGTGGATGAAACACAACACGCAGAAGGCATGATTAAGTTATTTAGAACTTATGTTGAAGAAAATAGAGAGATTTGGAATGATAAAACAAAATCAGATATATACAAAATTGCTAATAAGATGGTTGATCTTGAGGACAAGTTTGTTGATCTGGCGTTCAAGATGGGTACTATTGAAGGACTCACTTCTGATGAGATTAAAAGTTACATTAGGTATATAGCTGATCGTAGGCTAATAGCTATGGGCATGAAAGGCATATACAAATCAAAGACTAACCCTATACCTTGGGTTGAGACTATGATCAATGCTCCTACTCATACAAACTTCTTTGAGAACAGAGCTACGGACTATGCTAAAGGCGCATTGCAAGGAGACTGGTCAGATGTTTGGGCGAACTAAAAAACACTTACAAGATGTCAACATGACGTACTGGCAACACTTTAGATTTGTTCTTACTTGTATGCCCTATTTATTTTTTGCTACAGTATTTTTTATTGTACACGCAATAATACCGGGGTTGTTTACTAATACAGCAAGCACTATAGTGTCAGAGTTAGATTTCAAACTACTTGAAGGTAAAAAGTAATATGCAAGAATTTAACATTAGTTCTGAAATGCTCTCAGAAGCCTGTGAGATGGCATCTAAGATGGGAGCCTTACGAGGATCTCTACTACGAGGTAAAGGCAATATGTCGGGCTTTGTAGGGGAAATAGCGGTAAGGGATATTCTAAGGGCAGACCAAAAGAATACATATGATTATGATTTAGTCTTAGATGATGGTTCTACTGTAGATGTAAAAACACAAGCAGTAAATTCTGTGCCTAGAGATTACTACGAGTGTAACCTAAACCAACACAGTGTAAAACAGAATTGTAATTATTTTGCTTTTGTAAGAGTGCTATCCAATATGTCAAAGGGGTGGTATCTTGGAAAGATATCAAAAGAAAACTTTTTAGCAAAAGCTAAATTTAACCGTTCAGGTTCTATGGCTGAGTCAGGTAATTTTGTATTTAAACTAAATACATATACGCTTAGAATTAAGGACATACATAATGAGTAACCCACAAGCAACCTTGTTTAAACTAGAAGTGCTGTTAAATACTAAAGGAGAGATAGTCCTTGAAGCATCTCAGCCTCCTGATTCAAAACTAGTAGAAAAAGCATTTGATAACTGGAATTGTAACTTTGAGGAGACAAAAAAAATAGTCTCATTAGTAGAGTACCTAAGAGACTATCAAAATAATTTTATTAAAGGTGTAGAAAAGTTTATTTAGTATTTATCCATTTTGGTTCACAGTGAGCCTTAATAAAAATCTTTTGCCCTCTGCTAACTCCTTCAGTATTGTCTATCTTCTCTGCAAAGTATAGACACCTATTTAAGTCCTCAAACAAAGCAGGACGTTCTGTAGTTACTCCTGCTATAGTCCAATACATCGCAAACATCAGTGTCATTTTGTAATAGCTTTCTCATAATAAATTATTATTTCATTTTGTTGTTTTAAATAACGATCTAGTTCAGACATATTCAAAGACAGGTTTTCATAGTCTCTTACGCTAATCGCATAAAATACTGAATTACCATTTTCTTTTTCAAATACTTTTTTAAACTTATCAATATTATCTGGTGTAACCACATAAAAGTGCAGATTATTCATCTGCATAGGTTTTGGTTTACCTTGTAGAGGTATCTTTCTTTTTACTTCTACTGTCTTTACTTCTACTGGTATTATCTCCTGTAGACTGCTGCATCCTATTAGCAGACTTGCTAGGCTCAGTCCTGTTAAAATCTTCAAAGTTTTTAAGTAGTTTTTTGATAGCATTGTTTATTCTCTTTTCTATAAGCATAGGCTTTTTCATACTAAGAGCAGTAAGATCATGTTTACGTAGCTTAGTAATTAAAGTATCTTTGTATTTAGTAGCTTCAATTAATTTTGCAGTAAGATTCTTGTTTAGCCTTTCAAATTTTTCTTGATCTTCTTGAAGAACTTTAATAGTATTGTCTTGTTGTTTCTTAGCCATCTCAAGTTTTACTGTATTTTCAGTAAGGGTTTTAATTTGATTTTGTGTATTTACGTAATACTGATAACCACCATAACAAACTCCACCTACTAGAGAAACTATGGCTAATCCTGCATAAAGCTGTATCATTTCTTTTTACTCATAAAGGCAGTCGCACCAAAGTATGCAGACACACAACCTGCCATTCCAATGTAGAATAAAGAAAAAAGATCACCAAGAGCTTTTATTCTAGCGTCAGGAAAGATAGGCATAAATACTAATATAGTGAATACTATCATAGAAACCATAGCAGTCCATGCCATTCTTCTTTGTGCATCCATTTTTTCATGCTGTTCTACAGCATTAGCTATTTCTAATTCTCTGTCAGACACACACCCATCATTATCTAAATCTAGTGGGTTGTATTTACTGTCTTGTTGTAGTTTCTTTTGTTCCACAATCAAACTCTATCGTATGTATAGGACCTTCAATATTTTTTCTCCAAAAGCTAACAAAGTTATTCATTCTTGGATAAGAAGGTGCAAGATCAAAAAACTGCCACACAAACTCTTGTAAAATATGTGGGTAGTCTGGCATATGATATGTGATGCGTATCATCACAGGTTCATTTGGTATTAAGTGTGTTTTCAATTTTTTCCTTTACCTGATTAGCAGCATTGTAAACATTTGCTCCTAATACATTTATTGTGTCTAATAGCTTTTGTAATTGTTTATTGTCTGATTCATTTGGGGTAATAGCAGCAACCACTGAAAACCCTCCTATCACTGCAAACACACACACGACTAATACTATTAGTTCCATTATTCTTTCTCCTTTTTAATTCCAAATTTTTCTAGCTCAAGTTCTTTTACTTGCTTTTCAACTTTTTCTTGTTTTTTAATAGCCCCGGCCTCTGCAAGACTGATAGCTACTAAAGGCAAAAGCCTTGGGGTAATTCTTTCTAATATTTCTATATCATTAGTTTCTATTAGTTCTATCATATCGTTTACTAGTTTAGGGTCATCTAATATTTCTTTCATCATGCTTACATTTGTTTTTCTCATTTTTAATAAAGCTATTTCTGTAGCAACATAACGTGGACTTACAACACCTCTTGATATTGAGTAAACCCTAGATACAAGAGACTCAAGGGATAAACCACCGGGAGTAGTAATATTGACTCCTCCTTCACGTAAATAGTTTTTTGAGTTTCTGTTTGTAATTCTAAGAGAACCTTCTATTGCTTTTAATAATTCAAACTTATCACCTAAAACAGCTTGTAAAGCACCCTCATTCATATTTACTATGGATGAAAACCTATTTACGTCAAAGTCATATGTAATTTGACCAACATCTACTCCCTCTTTTGGCTTACCGTAGGTTGTTTGTATTATGTGTTTAATGACAGAATTACCTAATTGTTCTTTTACTTCAGATTCACTTATACCACTGTTTTTAACAATTCTACTAATAATTTCTGGTGTTCTAGTAACCGCACCGGGACTTAATACAAAGGTATTAAATATATTTTCGTTAATTTTATTAGGATCAGTAATATTTTTGTCTGGTAAAAAATTAAGAGTAGACCTTATAACATCTCTTCTAGATTTTCCCTCTTCAGCTACAGTTGCAAACTGCCTATTTACAACGGCAGTTAAACTCTTTTCAGCAAGTTCAAAACTTGCTTTAGCCTCTTTAGTTTTTGTTACTAAAGAATTATAATTAACAACTCTATCTAAATCTAAAAGTCCTTCCCTTCTTAGACGATTTAAAAACTCACTCTCAATAACATTCAAACCAGTTATAGATTTTTCTCTTGCCTGTTTACCTACCAATAATTCTTTTGAGGCAGCACCTAATATAGAACCTTTTACTCTTTTAGTTTGCTCTAAATTAGCCAGCCTGTAACTAAGCACGTTGTTTAAAAGATTATTTATTGTAGTTTTTCTTTTTCCATCAATAACATATTCTTTTAATCCTGAATCATATTGACCAAAAGTTAATTTTAACTGTTTAATTAATTCCTCTGCTTCTATTGCACTACCATTTATAAATTTATCTAGTTTTATCCATTCTTGAGGATTATTTGCATATATACCAGATATTGTTTGTTCTAATTCTGCCCCTAAAGGGTTTAACTTTTTACTTCTGTAAGGTAGAATTACATCTACAATATAGTTATCTTTTGCAGCACGTAGCTCTGCACTATCACCGGGGTCTAGCTGTTCAATAAGATCATCAGAAATAGCCCTGTATTTTCCTGCTGTAATTCTATCTCCTCTCTTATAAAACTTAGATGCTTGTTTATTTAGATTAGAGGTTATTCTCATTACATCTTCAGAATCTATATTGAGTTTTAAATTAGAAGTATTTATACCTGCATCAGTAGCTATGACCTTTATAGTTGAAAAAATATCTAAATTTGTAATGTCTTTATCTTTAGGTACGTCTGCTAATATTCTGGTAGCTTTTCTCAAATCTTCAAAAGTAGCTATTTCAAAATCTTTCTCACCAACAGCTTTTTTAATTTCATCAAACATATTTGGATTACGTTTAACAAAATCTAATACAGTATCTCTTGATAAATGAGTAGCTAAGACATCTATAGCTACTTGATCTCTCTCACCCACTATTCTTCTTTTTATTCTTTCTATTAAAGTACCACCTGCAGAAGCATCGTAAGGTTGATTTGAATATAAATTTTCAAACCATTTTGTTACATCTACTTGTCTACCTTTAATAGCATTAAATAGTGTGGAAGCAGTTGATTCTCTACCCTCTTTTACTTTTTCAGCTAGTCTAACAAAATCATCTAACGCACCATCAGTATTTATAACCCCTGATCCGGCTTCAAAATATGAATTAAAGCCGCTAAGATTATTAATTTCAGTTTTTGCTCCTTCTATTCTTTTTTTAGTTAATTCTTCAGCACTTTCACCTGCTACAGCTAAAGATCGTTCTATACGTTCTTTTCCAACATCAGTAACAGGGCTTGTTACTATTAGTTCTTCTGTTATAGCTTTTCTTAATCTAGATACTTCATCAACTGACACTCCCATTTTTGCAGGATTAAATTTTGGATCGTCAATCACTGCCATTAATTCACGGAGCCTTTCATTAAACTTAACAGAAATCTCATTAAGTTCATCGTCAATCATAGTTACATTTTTTTGAAGGTTAGAAATAAAATTACTATACCTTTTATCTGTCTCTGCAAAATCTTTAGTTTCTCCTGCAAGATCATTTAATACACCTCTTAAAGAAGCTATATACTCAGATGCAAACTTTTTTCCTTCCATTAAATCATCAATATCTGTTATAGTTTTTGCTATGGATTTTGCTCCAATTGCAGATTGTTTAGCAAAAGTTTCAAGAGTTTCTTGTAGATGCATCACACCTACTAAATTCATAGCTTTACCTACTGTAGTTTCAAGAAGTTCTTCATCTACACCTGCAGCAACTAATTTTTTATTAACTCCAGTAAAATATTTAAGTTCTCCTATAGCTCTTTTATATTGATCTTCGGGAAGAGATTTTAAATAAAAAACAAGATTTTTTACGCTTTTTGTTTTTTCAGGAGATAAATCAAACTTTGATGTTAAATTTTCCAAATTTTTTACATTAATTAATTCATCAGGCAAAGCATTACCAATGTCAAATAATATAGAACTTGTAACGTTAGCCCCATATTTTATTAAACTAATACCTGCTTGAATACCAACACCTGCAGCTACTCCACCTGCCATTGCTCCACCCATAGCAAGGAGTGCTCCGGGTTCTCCGTCTTCCGCAAATAAATTAGCTGCAGTAATAGTGCCTAAAATTGCTCCTGCTTCTGTAATAGCTATATCTTTTTTAACTTTATTTATAGCTTTAAATTTTTCTTTAAGACTTCTTGGATCTTTTACTCCTTTTTCTTTATTTATTATTTTTTGTAATCTAGCTCTTTCTTGTTTTATATTTTCTAAAGACCTTTTACCTAATGCGGCTCTACCTCTACCTGCTGTTTTTAATGCCGTACCTGAAGCACCCAACAATCCAATAGTTCTTGATATAGGGGCTTTAAGAATAGTAACTTCTGCAATGCCTCCTCGTCCAATATCTGTAAGTAATAGTCCTAAAGCCTCATCAATAGGCGAAGCTAATAATCCTTTCATCTATCTTTTTTAACATTTTAGGATCATTTTTATATTTTTGTTTTAATAACTCTGTTGCTCTTTTTATTTGCTTTGGACCACCTCTAAATGTAAATTTTGTAACAAGCTTTGTTGCTGCGGCAAGTTCTGGTATAGACCTTATTACTTGTTCTTGTATACTTGCTTCAGGTCGCCAAAAATTACTTATAGAATCTGCTTCTCTTGGAGATACTATATTTCCATAGTCAGATGAACGATTAATTAAACCTGCTACAAACTCACCTTCATTTTTTAATTCAGGAGATTCTTCAAATATCTTATATCCAGTTTTTGCAAGAGCCGTAAAAATATTACCTTCATCTTTTTCCTTGTTAAAATAATCTATGTATCTTTTTTTATTAAATACTTTATTTTTTTTAGTAAAAAGACCCTCTTCAAATAATTTTGAATCAGGAACTTTAGTGGTTCCTGTTGCAAAAACCAAAGGTATATTAGCAAGACCCACTACTCCATCTACAACATCTGAACCAATAGAATACAAAGTCCTAATAGCACCAAGACCCTCTGCACCACCAAACTTTTCTCTAGTTTCTGCAATTTGTTTTGCTCTTTCTGCAGTGTCTTCAGGTGTTACGTCTTCAGGAAAAGGTTTTTCACCTAATTCTGGTGTTAGTTCTCTTTCACGTTTTTTTGCTGCACGTTCAAGACCTGAAGCAATATCAATTGCATCCTCTACATTTTCTTCTTTTTGAAGAATATTTTTTGGAGTAGGGTCTGGAAACATATCATCATTAAGTATTATCATTAGTTTACGTTCCCTCTATTAGCTTGTTCTTCTGCTGTGGGTCGTCTTCTCGTAGGATCGGAACGAGCCTCTAGTACTGGTACTGGCGTTTCAGTTTTACTTCCAAATAGATTTTGTATACCTCTAATAGCACTAGACGTTACTGCAAACGTAGGGCTTGCAATGCGAGCAGCAATAGATACTGGGTCTGTATTAGATTCTGATTTAGAAGTTTTATTAGTAACTTCGGTTACTTTAATACCTTCACGTTTTGTACCTGTCCAAGTTACAGGCGTTAAACCACTTTTATTTGATAAATTTATCCCTCTATTATCACTTGACAATAAATAAATATTATTATTTTCTACCGAAAATTGAAATGTAAGTTCTTTACCATAATTATCTATAATATAGTCTCGTAGTGCTCGTTTTTTCTTACCATCTAAGCTTTTCATATTAAACACTTGTCCTCCAAGTTCAACATGACCTGCAAACGTTGTATTAATAACAGTGTTAATGTTATCCTTTCCTTTTTGAAAACTTATTTTAGAAAGATCAAAACCAAGAATATTTTTCTTCCTTATTATTTCGTCTGCTCTTGCAGAAGCTGCTCCAAAATCTGCATAAGGTGTATTATTTGCTAAATTTTGAATTATTTCAGCTTTTCTTGAATTTGTTTCTGATTTAATTTCACTAAGAAGATCAACTCTATCTTTAATTCTGTAAACTTCTATTAGAGACTGTCTTAGTTTTTCCTTTTTTTGGTTTGCACTTATACCTGCTCCACCAAGCAAGTTTCTCATTATAGCTATGTCTTGGTCAGATATTGTTCTTCCACCAGTTCCTCCCTGTTTAATTGCAGCCAATTGATACAAAAGAGATATTTCAAAAACTGCAGCCCTTGCTAAAGCTAGTTCTTGCTCGTTTCTTTTACTGTCATTTAAAATCTCAACATTCTTTTTTAAACTTGCCATTTCTCTTTTATGGTTATCACCACCATTTATTTCAAAGTTTTGGTTTTTAAAGTTAAAAACATTGTTAGTTAAATTTGAAACACCTGAAGTTATTTGTTTTATAACAGCAGGAACAGCTACAAAACTTTGTAAAACGTTTTGAGCAATCCCTGAAGCAACATTTTCACCTGATTTTGTATCCAATAGATTATAATAACCTGTAAGATTTGCTATAGCTTCGCTAGTAATACCTCTCATTTCATTTGATTTTTTAGTTATTTCTCTTAACGTTTTTCCGTCTACAAACTTTGATTGAGCAATTGGAAATCCGGGTCTAGCTTTACTCTTAGTTGCATTTTGTAATCCGTAAATATCAATTAACTTATAATAATCTTGAGTAGGGCGCATAGTTTTAGTTATTGGGTCTCTTTTAAAAAATTCATATTCAGGATTTTTCATTGCCTTTAAAAAAGCTTGTGACTGTCTCTCAGTTGGTGATAGATTTTGTAAATATTTTATGGCTAAAGGTTCTTCTTTAGCAATGTCATAAAATTTATTTTCATCATCAAATTTACCTACTTTTTTATTATAAGATACACCAATTTTTTCGTATAATTCTTTAGCAAATCTTGCAGCGCTGTCTTCTGGACTCTCACCAAATGTTTTTGGTCTACCCTTACCAAAGGCTGCAGTAGCTTCTGGTAAACCGATTACAGGCTCAACTCTATTGTTGATTGGATTATTAGTAAGTGCTGCAGCGTTAAAATTTTTCATAAGTACAGAATCACTTGCACCTTTATCTTCTACACGCTTAAAAAGCATTTTTAGTTTTGGATTTATGTTGAGTGCTTTTCCAAAATAAGTTGTAAAATTTTCTATTGGTTTATCAGTTTGCTTATCATTTATAGTTTGCGTAAACTTAAATAATCCTTGATTAATACTATTACCAATAGTACTATTGATAAGCTTTGCAAAACTTTGTTTAGAACTATCGTCACTTAAAATTGAATTTACTATATCTTGATTTTTTTCATCAGTTAAAGTATTCATAAAATTTACAACAGTTTGAGCATCATTTTTACCTTTTTGCCATGAAAGTTCATAATCAGTGCCTTTACCAAAAAAGTTCTTTTTTTGTAATTCTTCTGCTTTATTTTTTAAATTAAATTTAAACTGTTCAAGTTTTTGGGCTTGTTCAAAAGTTTCTTCTCTTTCTTCTTTTTTTAATTCTTGCGCTCTTTCTTCTTGCTGTCTTCTATAAGTTTCCTCAAGAGCACCTGTAGCAAATGCAGTAAAAAAAGACATATCTAGACCTCCTCCTCTTCCATTTCCATAAAGCCTTCAGGGGCCTCTTCTTCTTTATCTTCCACGTTCATCATTGATTCTTGTTCACCTTCTTCACTAATTTCTGTATCAAGAAGTTCTTCAGTTGAACCTATAATTGCTTCATACATATCAGGTCGATTTTCTTTCATATTAATTAATACTTCATCTTGAGGTATAAATCCTGCTTCTCTTTTTTCTTCAGGATCAAGGTTGTATACTTGTGCAGGTATATTATTTTCCATAGCTAAACCTATGAAATGTAACGCTACAGGGGTTTTTAATGTTTCAGCCACATCTACAGAAAAGAAACCACCTGTAAAACCTGCAAAAGTAATAGTATTTACTATAGCCTCTACAGGCACACCACTGAGAAGTAACCTTAAAAAGTTTTCTTCATTATCAGGTTCTTCTGCTTTTTGTATAATAAAGTCCATAGCCTCTTTAGGATCAGCGTATTGAGGAGGATTTTCCCAAGGCCATTTGCCCGGTTCATCTGTAAGAGAATGACCTGCAGGAGGAGCGTTAAACTTTTCAAACTCTGCAGGGCTATTAGGATCAGGAGCTAAAGCTTCCTCAATCTCAGGATCAATAAAATTTGGATTTGGATTAATTGCCATTGTTTTTCCTATGCAAGTGATACTCTATTACTTTTTATTCCTATGCTTGGGGCAGAACCTAATTTAAGAGTTGCCCCTGATGGTTTAGGCATAGTTAGTGAATCTCTAATTTCAGATAAAGCAAGTCTGTTTTGTCTGCTTAAAGACTGTGCTGCAGCCATCGCTCTACTTGATGAAGATGCAAGTTCAGAAGCAATTCGTCCTTGAACTTGTCTAGCGTCAGACATACCTCTAGGTTGTGCAAATCTTCCTCCTCCTACTGTTCTTGGAGATTTAACCTCTCTGCCTCCTCTTAAAGGAGAACCTTTTGATGCAACAGCCCCTGTAATACCTTTTAACGCATCCCCTAATTTGCTGTCTTTTAAACTTTCTATTCCTTTTGTAAGATCATCAAAATTAAAAAAGGAGGGGTCTTCATCTTCTTTTTCTTCTCTTTTTAAAATTTCAAGTGACGTTAAATCAACATCACCATCTTCTTCTATATCCGAAAGATAATCTTTGTCTATTTGATCTTCTCCAAAAAACCCACTAAAAAAGTCTCCTACATCATTTGCAAAATCACCTATACCTGAAAAAAGTGAATCAAACATTATTAATTCTTACCCCCTAATAAACCAAAAATACCACCTGCAGTAACTGCTCCTAGACTTTTAAATAATGTATTGTCTCTATCCTTTTTATACTGCTCTGCATTAAACGATTGTTGTTGAGCAAGATATGCTATGGCGTGTGCTCTTTGTGAATCGTTTTCATTTGCTTGAATTGCCCAAGATGCTTCATCCCTATACCGTTGCCAAAGTCTATTTAATGCGTTGTTTTGTATTTGAAGGACGTTAAGAGCATTTATTCTATTAGCTTCATTTTGTGTTGTAGTATTTGCAGTGTTTAAGTTTCTACGCCAATTTGCATTAGACTGTTGAATAACAGCATCATTTTGTATATTAAACTTTTCTCTAGCATCATTTATCTTTGCAAAATATCTATCAGTAGCATTTGCTTGGTCAACATTAAATTGACTCATAGCCGCCATACGACTAGCATTAGCATTTTGAACTTGAACATCTAATTCTGAAAAGAATTGATCTGTTTGTGCTTGAGACTTTGCATTAAATTGTCTTGAAGCATTTTCTTGTGCTTGATCATTAAACAACTTTTGAAACTGTGATTGTAAATCTATAGTTTTTAATTGTTGTTGATTTTTTAAATTAGTTAAATCTGTATTTAAAAATATTTGAGAATTATTTACTGCAGCTTGCATACGAGCATTAAGGTTTTGTTTATCCATAGCGGCAAAAGTCATTGCATTTTGCAAAGCTGCTGTTTGACGATTGTTTAAATTTTGTAATTGAATAGTAGCATAAGATTTTGCATCTGCAGCAGCTATGGGTATACCAGACTCCATCATAGCTTGAGTAATAGCTGCAGCAGCCATAGAACTTTTACCAAGACCACGAGCAGACATCATGGCTCCCACTTTACGAACTGCAGGAGCAGCCCATGCAGGAGGAGGTTTACCTTCTTCAAATGAACTAAACAACTGATCCATTTGATATTTAACAGTAGCCCTTTCGTCAAGTTCTCCTTGTGCAGCTTGTGCTACTGAAGCCTCTGATACTGTGCCTTGTATATCTCCTATTAAGGATTCTGCTGAAGGTATACCTTTTGCCGCTTCATATTCAGGAGTACCCTCTGCAACGTAAGACTGATACTTTGGAGCCTCTGTAAGAGTAGGAGTTGTTATTTGCAAACCCTCTGTTTCAGCAACTGTTAAATCAGCCTTTAAATCTGTAACATTAGTTATATCTTCATAAAGTTCTTCTTCTTGCACTTCTAAGTCTTCAGGACTATATTCTGCTTCAGGAGGAATACTTGGATATAAGGAGTCCTGAAACTGTGCTGCTGTAAGCTCATCCCCGGTAGGAGTAGCTATAGGTTTAACGTTTGCAGAGGAATCTATAGGAAAACGAGGTCCTGTAGGTCTTGCAGGAGCAGGTTCTTCAGCAGTAGCAGGGGGAACAGCAGGAGTAGTGGGAGCAACAGGAGCAGCAGGAGCAGCAGCTAAAGTTTTTACAGGAGCACTTGATAACTCCTGTCGTAAACTAGATAATCTATTTTGCTCAGAAGGACTAAAGTTTTCATTACTTGAAGCATCATATAGTAATGTATCTATTTCTCTTTGAATTTGTTCTCTAGTTTTTGCCATTACGCACTCTCCCTATTCTTGAAGAGATCATCCATAAGAGTACTCACCTCAAGTCTTTCTATTTTTTTATTTAACATTTGTATTTTTGCCTCTAGCTCTGCAATATTATTGTGAGCATCATTTCTTTGTTTAACAAGAATATCAATTAGTTCATCTTTTATATCTAATACTTCATTCTTCATCAGGTTTTTTCCTGCTTTTAAACATAGCCCACAGGCGCACTGCTAATAAAATAGAACCCCCCACAAGCATAAAAAGTTGTAAACTGCTTTCTAACCATTGTAACCACAAAGGAGTAGAAACAACGCTAGTAGCAAAAACAGTATCCATTGCATTTTTTACTTGTGAGGGGTCTTTCATTATTCTTCCTCTATTTCTTCTTCCAACTCTTCAATAAGAGAGTTCATAAAACTAGTAAGACTTGCTTGAACTTGATCTAATTCAAAACGTAAATTGTAAGCCTTTTTTTGCAAATTTTTAATTTGTGCAATAGCATATTTTTGTTTATCACTTAGATCAGATTCATCGTAATCTGTACCATTAATATTAATTACATTGTTTTCTTCAGTCATGCTTTTCTCCTATTAGCTAACAGTCATTGACTATCTAATAAATAGAGATTTTGTAAGTAATTTCAATAAATTAATCCACTTCTATTTCTGGTTCGACAATCACTTTACCATTAGAATCTGTCCAATTTGTTGAAATCATGTGAGCGTCTTTTCGCTCACCAACAACCATCCAACTAATCGTGTCTGTGCATGAATTATCTGCTGCCGTAATGGTCAACACGTTACCTGACACACTGCCTTTGACCATCGTGAACCCTGTTTCATTTGATGTAAAACATTGCACATCATCATTTAACAAAACAAAAGTCCCCTCTGTCATTCCGGCAGCAGTATCAATATTTACTTCGGCTGAACCTGCAGATAAAGCTACTCTACCTCTGTAGATTAAATCAGCTTGTGGGCCTTCCAGAAAACTGTGTACAAGATTATGAGTGCTTGCTTTCGATGACAAAGGATGTGGGATTTTGAAACTGCCCGATCCTTTTGATATAGCCCCTGTAATCGTAAAATCACCCGTGGGCATAAGTCGTGCTCTTTCTGCTCCATCTATTTCGAAAAACAGTCCAGTGCTTCCACCAGCGTTACCGGGGTCTGCTCTAAATGTAAGTTTTCCAGAAGCATCAGTAAAAATTTGTGCGAAGATACTTGATGAACCATCAGAATCTTCAAATCTAATAACTGGATTTGATGACTTGATGTGAAGGTCATTAGAAGGCGTAACTCCTATTCCAACTCGTCCATTTGATTTAATTCGCACAGCTTCCGTTGCCGCTTCACTTGCTCCGACTTTGAATACCAAACTGGTTGCATTATTGTCGGCGGCAAAATCACCTTCTGCAACAGCTTCAATTCCTGCTGCAACCAAGATTGCATCCGTGCCTGTGCCTTCGTCTGGGGCTTGGAAATTAATAGCTCCAAGTTTGTCATCAGCAGCTATATCTGTGTCACCTGCCGCAAGGGTCAGAGTTGGAAACTTATCATCAGCAGTTGCAGCGTGTTTAAGCGTTAGTCCTGAATCTGCCACATGAGTAAGAGTTATTTCTTGATCGTTACCAAATAAAATTTGCCCACCATCAGCTAAGAACAGATCACTAAATTCAGCAGATGCGCTTCCCAAAGTTGCACCGTCAGCAGCACTAGGAATAAAAGATGTTTCTGCGGTAAAAGTATTTGTTCGTATTCCAGAAGTGCCGTTATCAATAGCTCCAAATCCACTCGTAATTGATCCTGTATCCAATGCACCTGTGGATACAAGATTAGGCATTGCAGTTATTTCATCGTCAAAATATGCGGCTAAATCAGTGACGGCAACTTGAACCATTGTACCGTTATCATTTAACACAACACGATCAGCATCTGCCACAGTGGTTGAGGTTGCAGAGGTATTACCATCCACAATATTTAATTCAGCAGCAGTTGATGCTACATTAGTTCCACCAATGTCTAAAGTGGTTACGGATATTTCTCCTGCAACTGTAACAATTCCGTCAGCAACAGTTATTAAGTCTGTGTCATCTGTATGACCAATGGTTGTACCATTTATAACAACATCATCAATATCAAGAGAACCGCCAGATATTAAACCTGTAGTGGTAATAGCAGATGATCCAGTATTGATTGTGCCAAACCCAGATGTAATAGAACCAGAGTTAAGTGCTCCAGTGCTAACAAGATTAGGCATGGCTGTAATCTCGTCATCAAAATATGCTGCAAGGTCTGTTACCGCAACCTGTACCATAGTGCCATTATCATTAAATACAACTCTATCAGCATCTGCAACTGTAGTAGAAGTAGCAGAGGTATTTCCATCAATAATATTTAGTTCTGCAGTCGTTACTGAAGCACCATCAAGTATTTCTAATTCTGTTTCTGTAATCGCAGCAGAACCTATGGTAAATCCTGTAGCAGTTATAGTGCCATTACAAGTTAGCCCTGTATCTGCAGCATGAGTAAGAGTTATATCGTTATCTGCGCCAAACCCTAAGACTGCACTATCAGAGTCTAATTTAAGATCATTGCTGACTGTAACAGCGGTAGACGCATTAAGATCAATAGTAGCCTCTCCATCTATACGAAGAACACCATCACTACTTTGCTGTACGAAACTAGCTGCATCACCAAAGGTTAATTTATTAGTGGAGTTAAGTGTAAGACCTGTACCATCTGTGTGCGTGAGAGTGGTGTCATTGTCTGCACCAAAACCTAACACGGAAGAATCCGAATCTAGTTTTAAATCATTGCTTACAGTAACTGCTGTTGAGGCATTAAGATCAATTGTTGCCTCACCATCTACACGAAGAACACCATCACCACTTTGTTGAATAAAACTAGCAGTATCACCAAACTGTATTTTTTCTGTAGAAGCAATGAGTATATCATCTGAAAACTCAAAGTAGTCTTCATCTTCTTTCCAAGTAAGAACACCGTCACTAGTATTAGCATTAAAAGTAACTGCTATGTCAGTATCTGCACCTGTTCCAAACGTGATAGTATTACTGAGAAGTTTTTCAATCGCTCCCCCTTCACCATCTGTTCCGTCATGTTGATGCCCACCAGTTTCAAAAGCTGAATCTACCAAACCAAATTCAGTGGTGAAGTCTGAAGCCTCAATAGTTTCGCCATCTACAAAATAGCTAAGACCTTTTGTATAACCTGTACCCATTACATTCTACCTCCCGGTGTAAATTCTAATCCAAATCCTTTCAGGGTATACGTTGGATTACTACTTGAATCTGTAAACTTTAAAGCTACAGCAAAACCTGAACCCTCTACAGATTGTCTATATAAAGGCGTATAAACTAACGCTCCATATTCAGATGAACCATATGTACCACCACCATAAAAAGCTGCACCTGCAGGGTCTTTTAAATCGTAGAGAGCAGGACTAGGTAAAAGAATATCGCCATAGTCATACTCAAGATTCATATCTACGTCTTTTACAGTTCCTGTGCCTATATAGTTTATGATAATTCTTTGCATATTTTTTCTTCTACCTACATCACCCATAGTATAGTCTACAGTTCTATAGGTAGCAGATATAGCAGTCCCATCAAAGTCACGGCCATTCTCTTGTTTGTAAACAAGCCCACCATCATAATCGCCATGCAAGATTGTTTCTACATTAGATATAAACCCTGAAGCTGCTATACTTGGCTTAATACCTTTAATATCTGCATACTCCCATCCTATCTGTCCTGATTGTGCATTTCTTTTTAATACTCCAATCAGACCTGTCATATTAGCCTCAGTGCCTGAAGTAGTAGGAAAATACATACGGTATTGGCTTTTACTTTTTATAGTATGAGATGATAAGTTAGAGATTTGATCTGAAGTAAGAGAATTTAATCTAGGTTGAACTTGCTTTGAAATTGTGCCTAATTCAATGTCATCAATACGCTCAGTTCCTGCTACTGTTCTTAGTCCATCAGGAGCAAGAAATATAAGATCACCACCTATTTCTTGAATAGTAAAGTGAGATAAACAACCTATGTTTCTAGTTATAGGTTGAACTTGAAAATCTGCTGAACTAGAACCAACAAGCTTATATATTTCATTTTTACAAAATATAATTAAAGCTTCTCTAAATGGTTTAAGACTAACCACATCACTACCAAAGGCTATTTCTCCTGCACCAGATGCTGCACTAAAATCGTTTTCACTAAACGGTGCGCTAAACTTTACAGTGTGAGGCGAGTTGGACATTCCTCCAAAAAACAAATGTCCTTTAAACTCTTGTACAATATCAGGAGCAGTAGGCTTGGTTCCACCTGCTGAAGCTGTTATTGTTACATAGTTAGAACCATCCCAAATAGCAGCATCATTAACCCCATCTGCCATAGCCAAGTTTTCTGTACCATCAAAATCGTATGTTACAAAAGAGTATCTACCTGCACTAGTTCTATTGGTTGCAATATTAGTCCAACCAGACCCACTAGAGAACTGCACATTTGCTCCTCTTGCTGCAACTACAAATTGATTTTTGTAAGTTGATATGCCTAAAACAATACCACTGCCTGAAAGAGCATTAGTATCAAACTTTTCAAATCCTAATATCTTTGCATATCCACCTTGCACATCTGGCTCAAAATTTTGCAAAGTAGTAGCCTCTCCCGGCTTCATAACAAAAATACTTTGGTCTAAAACTAAACCACCTTCACAATTTACATTGTAGGCTTCAATTGGCATTAAACGGCTCTCATATAATTTTTTTGTTGCACTAACTCAGAACGCATACGTTTTACTCCTAGCTCATAATCTCTAAGAGAAAACTGTGCAGCGTTATCATTACCACGTAATTGATGAGCAAAGTATTTTGCTCTTGCTACAATTACATCGTGAAATCTTTTTGGTATTACAGGAATATCACTAAATGATGAAAGAGGCTCTGGTTCAAAGAATACACCAAGCTCAACTGCATAAAAATCATTATCAGGAGAGGGGCATAAAACAAAAGCATCAAAATTAGTTGTAGATATTTCTTCTGGTTTACCAAATCCACTATCAGGTGAAGATAAAGCACGATAGGCTTTTTCTCTTTTTGATGTATAGTTACGACTACCTCTGTAGTATTCATCTTTGTCTAAGAAATACAGATACTCACCTGACACATCATTTGGAAATACTTCAATAAAATCTATGTCTACGTTTGCAGAATCTTCATTACTAAGAGTAATAAACGTTTGTTGAGTAGAGGCAGTAAAGCTAGTGGTTTGTATTCTACCTCCACCTACGTTAGATATAGAAAAAGACTCCGATAGGTCAGAGTCTTTGTCAGAGGAAGAACCTGCAAATACTTTTAAAGTTACTGCAGTTGCGCTACTTGTTCCTGAAGAAAAACGCACTGTTATTCTGTAAGTATCATTCACTACAGTAGGTATAGCTTGATCTACTGTTCCATCATTTAGTCTAAGAACACCTGCAGCGTAAGCTAAGTTACCACTAGATGCATTTGATAATGCAGGAGTGCCAGAGGAGCTTGTTCCTGCAGGGTTGGTTGATCTTGAACTCCAATAGTCTGATAGAGTAAATGCCTTATCAAAACTACCATTTGTAATTAAGTTACGACCTATTATAAAAGCAGTATCAAAATCAATATCTGTGCAGTCAAGAATGTTACCGCTTGTAGCTGTAGCACTAGAAGATGCACCTGTTAAAGTTTCAGAACTTTGAAATATACCATCCTCTACTTCAAGTATAAGAAAAGAAGGACTAATCTTTCTTACTATTCCTATAGCACTGCTAGTTCCTCCTGTAACTCTTTCGTTCATGGTAAATGCACCTGATACAGAAGATATTTTTATTTTAGTAGGAAACTTGTATTCTCTTCTTCCACCAAACAAAGTATAGTTTACTAACTCATAATTGTATGGCCATTGATTATGCTCGTTGTTAATATCACGAATAGCCCTGTTGACATCTTCCTTAACAGTCTTTTGAATACCACGAGTTCCTGATAAACCTACAGCAGAGGCTGCAATAGTAGTTTCATTTAAGTCTAGAAGCACTGCATTTATTAGTTCAGCATAATTCATTTTCTTTGTCCCCACGCTTTATGCAGATAATTTCTTATAAGTTCTGTTTTTACTTTAATCATTTTAGCCTGTTCAGAATTAAGTTTTTCAAGAAAGTCTCCTACTTCAACTATATTTTTTAATATAAAAGAACTTTCATAAGAAGCACAAGAAGACATCCAACCTACAATATTATGTCTAACACCCTTTGTTACTTCTTTAACACCGTGAGGATATATTATAGGAAATATTATTGCTTCACCTGCTGCTAACTTTTTTCCTACTTGTCCTATAGGAGTTTCTACTATAAACTCTCCACCCTCATACTCATCTTGTAAACATATGCTCCATCCATAATCAAAGTACACATTGTTTGATTTAGGTGAAGCCCGAAAAGAATCTATATGCAAATCGTAATAGTCACCTGATTTATATTTATTATAAAAATTTACTGATACTCTGTTAGGGCAGTAAACACTATCAATATAAAAGCTATCATAAAATCTACTTGATATTAACTTTTTAACTTCATCTGGTACTGAATTAGATTCTGTATTTTGTTTATTAACACCTGTGTTTTTTCCATCTTCATAAGTTTTATTCTTTGGAAGATGTTTTAAACAAAACTCTACATCTTTATCATTTAGTAATTTAAAAAACATATCTTACTCCTTCAAAGCAAATCACAACAAAGAGTGTGAGGTTTTTAAAAGGAACCCCACAAAACCTTTAGTACATTACGTACCCGAAGAAACAGTTGCCGCTTCAGTTAGTGGGTTGCGCGAAATGTCAACCAAACAAACATGAACACGAAAACGGCAAGCACTTTCACCAGTCGATCCCCCATCAAGGATAAGAGCGTCAATAGTGTCAGCACTTGTAAGGATACGTGCGTTAGAACCTGAAGCACCAACCGCTGCTTCAAGAAAGGGCGTGAACCCTGCGGCAAGTGCAGAACCGTCAACAAAACAGTCTACATCACCACCAGTTATTCCAACATCCAAAGTAATTTGACCATTGCCTCGTGCTTCAAGAACTTCTAAAGCACCTGCAATAACCATGCTATCAGCAGGGACATCAATCAATTGAACAACATCACCACCTGTGCCACCATCTGCAGTGTCATGGACCTGAGAGGTAATTACATACGGAGTAGGCATACGAGATGGATGACCTGCGGTCCCTCCACCTGAAATAGTACGATCAATAGTAGCCATAATCTATGCCCTCCTATTAGCTGTAATCAACTATGCCAAGGACAAGGGATTCAGGGCGAAGCACCTTGCGACCAAAGACATGAAGACCACGTACAACGTCAGCAAAAGAATCAGGATCACGGATGGCCTCTGTTTTAGCAATCTGAGAAGCAGTTGCTGTAGAAGAAATATGACCTGCGAGAACTACGTTCTCTCCTGTTGCGACACCACTCACAGACACCATATCTGTAGTTGTCGTAGCATCTGCAGATTGTCGCAGTGCATTAGACTTGTACAGAGTGAAGCCCATGATTTTTTGATTGGTTACAAGACCATTACGAAGAGGTGATACTTGATCGCCAGTTACTTGAACTTCAACGATTTTAGCACCTGCTTTGTATAGGTTCTCATAAACACGAGGAGGGGCTACAAACCAACGACCTTCTTCTGGTACGTCTTGCTCATCAAGCTTACGTGCCATAAGTGCCATGAGGTTTACAACATCATCACCTGCATCTGTTCCTGTTACTGTTACAGGAGTACCCCCAGTACCAAGATTGGAGTCAGTTTCAACTGAGCCAGAAGCTCCTTTGATACCTGCATTATCAATCATGTTTTGAAGGACATTTTTATCAAAATTACGCTTTAGTGAAAAAGCACCAGAAGAGGTTGACAGGGCCTCAAAGTTTACATGAGACTGTCGCTCTTCTATATCGTCCACTTTAAAAGCAAACGCATTGGCCTGATCTACAGATAATTGAATTTCATCGTCTGCGAGGTCTTGTGGAGTAACCACAGAACCACGAGTGTAGGATGAAATGGTGACTGTTGGTTCTTTAATAATACGAACCGTGTCACCAAAGTTCTCAATTTCTCCTGCGTAGTCAGTGTTTGTAATATCTTCAACTACTGACGCTCTACGAAAAAATTTAAGAACCTTTTGGCTATAGATTTCGGCCTGAAAGTTACCCGAAGGTAGACTGCCGTATCCGGCTGCAGTTCCTACTGCCATTTTTCAAGCTCCATTAATTATTAACGATACGCCCTTCTACACGAGCTTGATCTATTTCCTTTTCATATTTCTCAAACTCATGCGGTTTTAATTTGCGTATCTCCGATGCCATCCATGTTTTTTTATTAGCTGCAGAATTTGTTGCAACATTAATAGGTGCAGTACGTGTAACTGCCTCCGCTGCTGCAGCGTTTCCTTGCTTACGTGGACGACCACGTTTTGTTTTTTTGCCAATGTCGGCTTTATACAAGTCGAGGACTCGTGAAGCCCATTTAACGTCTGTGCTGTTCTTTAAGATACCATCTGCTATACTAGGTGGCTGCGCTTTAACCCATTCCTTAAATTCTTCAGATCGTTTAATCTCAGGAAAGTCATTGTGCAGTGCCAGTAATTCTTGATAAGCACCTTTTGCTTTTAGCTTCTCTTCTTGCTTGTTAAGACGAGTTACTTCTGAACGAAGTTCTTCAATCTCTTTTGTAGCACTACGAGTACTAAGAGCTTCAACTACATTATAAACGTCAGGATAACTTTCTTTAAATGATGCTATATCATCTTCACTAATTGTAGGTTGCGGAGTTTGAGAAACTAAAGCGTCCTTTTCTTCTTTCCACTCATGCAACTTAGAGTCATAGTGTTTTTTTAAATCATCATAACGTTTTTTGTAATCATGTTCTTCTGTTTTAACTTCAGTCTTTTGTTCTTCAGTTTCCACAGAAATAGTTTCATCTTGCATAAACGTTTGGTCTTCCTCTAGGGTAGCTTCCTCTTGAACTTCTTGAGCATCTTCTTTGTAAACATCTGCTTTATAAGCTCCTTTGTAAGGGCCTAGATTTTCTTGTTCTACTTCTTGTACTTGTTCTACCATTTTTCCTCCTTGCAGGGCCTAGACAGGGTAGCTGCTTGTTTGGTAGTATCTAACGCAGGGCTGTAAAAACAGGTAGCTGCGATTTTTCAGAAACAAATTAGTTTGCTTCTTGAAACTCTTTAAACTTTTCTATCACCCACTATAGTTCCTCGTGGTGCATCTCTGTATCTTTGTGCTTCAATTTCTTTTACTTTATCTAAACCGGGACGCATACTTCCTTTTGTTTGTCTTTTAGAACCAATACCTCCCACTTCATCAACTGCATCAAAGATATTAAATTGTTCTAATGTAAGTCCCTCGTCTGGATTAGGGGGAAGGTCTGGTTCTTCATTACTAAAAGAAGGCTTAGATTTTGGAACAGGTGGCACTCTTCTTATATCAGGTATACCTGACTGCGTATCATATAATATATCGTGATTGCCTATTCTACCTCTATATTTAAGTCTTCCACTTTTTAAACTATCTTCAAAAAATTGTTTTCTTTCGCTTTCAAATGGGTTATAGAAAAAAGTAGCCCCTGCTGTAATATCTTCTAATCTACCTTCTATTTGATCTCTAGCTATTTGCAAAGCTAATTTATATCTTTTGGGTTGTTTTTTATCAGCCTTTTTATAATTATCATTATTATATCCTGAAAACTCATTAATTTTACTTTTAGGAGTTTTTGCAGTAATAACATCTGTATAAGTTTTATATTTTCTAAAATTAGTTTTTGTGTCTTTTAATAATCTGTTACCAACAACATTCGCTACTGCTTGCATATTTTCGTATGTTCTTTTTTTAGCTATATCTGTATTTTTATTACCTTCGTCATCTTCACCAATTATAGCCTCTGATATTAAAAGTCTAGCAAGCATTTCTACTTCTTTTTCATTACCTTTATTTATTTCAATCCGCTTACCAACAGCAGCTTGCATTTGTTGTTGTGGACTAGCCTCTGGTTGTTCTTCTTTTCTTTCTGCTAATTTTTTTTCTGTTTGCTTCTTACCACGATTATTAATCTTCTCAAGAAGATCATAACCAATCTCTTCTGCAAGCATTCTTGGTATGTATATTTCTTTATTTGATATGGCTATAGATACCTCACCTTGAACCTGTTGTTGTGGTTGTGTTATTTCAGCTAATTCAATCATAACTCCTGTCCTTTCCTCTAAAGACTTTAAGTTAGGTTTAATTATCCTTTCTATAAAGTCTCCATAACCAAATTTCTTTAAGGCTTCAACATTAACTACGAATGAATTATTTTGTGCTTCCATAGGCACATCATCAGCAATTCCAGAATTATCTTTACCTTCTACGTTAATTGGTCCAGTAGTTGCAACAGGTTCAGTTGGTTGATCACCAAGAGCCATCATTTGTCGTTCTACTGGTGACATTTCGTCAGTTTGAGGTATTTCTTGTTCTGGTTCAGTAATTTCTTCAGTAGGCTCCTCCATTGGCTCTTGTGGCTCTTGCACTGGCTCTTGTGGAGGTTCCTCTGTCATTTGTAAGCTAACACCCATGACAGTGGCTAAAGCACGTATGGCCTCTGGTGGAGTTTGTGTTAAAATTGTTTCCACCATAGATTTTTCTTCTTCAGGAAGAGCTTCAAAGTTTTGAATAAATTGTTGTTCTGTTATTTGCATATTTATTTACCAATTACCATCATTTTCTTCATCAAAGGATTCATCATCATCATAGCCCCCTGCAGCATCAGCACTAGCACCATCACCAGAAGTGCTTGAGGAGGAAGAATCATCATCACCAAATAGCGAATCTCCTAATTGTCCAAATCCTTCTGCTATTCCTGTCAAAGCCTCTTCAATACTATCATAACTAACAGTTGGATCTCCAAACTCATCTATATCTCCAAAATCAAATCTGGCATTATCAGGAATGTCTGGAAGAGTATCAAAAGTCTCACCATAATTAGACATACCATTTGTTGTTGATAAATAATCAATTCTATTTAATTCTTTTTGAACAGGGTCTTGTGTTATTTCCATCATTTCAGTAAGAGGTTCAGTGGCTAGTAAATTTTGGTTAGCCCCAAAAGCGGCAAAGGTTTCTTGTTGAATGTTTAAGCCTTTACCTATTTGCTCCCTATTATTAGAAATATTTCGTCCCATTTCTTCAATTCTGTCTTCAATTTCTTGTCGTTCTTCAAAGTCCATCACATCAATAAAACCAAGATCAGGGTCAACTCTTGAGTTTCCATGCAATGCATCTGTTATGTTAGCGGCTACACTATTAGGATTACTAAGATCACCCAACTTACCTACATCAAGAGTAACCCCATCAACTGATACTATATCTGTACCATAACCATGACCAACACTAATTCCATTCCCTATTTCTCCAAAACTTCCTGCTCTACCTATTTCAGCTTCTAACTCATATTCTTTTTGTAAAGTTTCAGTAAATCCTGTAACATCTGCAAGCGCAGAGCCTAATGAAATTGCTGTTCCTATACCGGGAACTGCACCGAACATACCCGGAGCACCTGCTAATTTACCTGTACGTGCATCTGTTACATAATTATAATTATTAATACCACGAACTTGATTTATTTGAGGAGTTGCAGTTCCCATAGTTGCTTGGTTACTAAAGGCTGTTACTCCTCCTTTTAGAGTATCAACAGGGTTATTAATAAAATCAGTTACTACTTGACCTACGTTTTTAACACCGCCTGTTACTTGATCTACAAGATTTCCTGATAAAAGATTTGAAAGACCTTTTCCTGCTGATAATGCATTTGAGGCAAAATTAAGTGCTCCAATAGGATTACTTATATTTATACCTTTAGTAAAATTATTAACAGCACCATACAATTGATTTACTGGCGAAATAGCCCCCAAAGCTAAACTAGTGCCAACTCCCTTTGCAAGGTCTGATGCAGAGGCTCCTCCTATTGCTCCTACAGCTACACTAGGACCAAATCTAGAAACAGCTAAAGAACCTGTACTTGGAAAACCACTCTCAACATTTGGTGTTTCACTAACTGAATCAGAAGTTACACCTAACTCTGAACCAGTAGTTTCTACTACAGGGGGTTGTGTTTCCTTTACTGAATCAAAATCAGTTAGGTCTACTCTAAGTTGATTATTAACATCTCCTAAGACCTGTTGTTTAAAAGCTTCAATACTCATAGGATCATTATAATTAATATTATTAATTAAATTTCCATACGTTTCTTCAATTTGAAAATCAAAAGTTGAAGAGAAGTTTAAAGGTTGATCTTTACGTTTTTTTACACCTAGCTTGTCAAGCTGTAGTGATATATCAGTGCCACCTGTTACATCAATAGTAGCTTCAGGAATTTGCTCCATAGAAGTAGGTCTTGGAGCACCTGAAGTTCTTGCTAAAGCTTGTTGAAGTTGTTGTGTGCTAGTTGCCACTCTTTAAATAAACCTTTTGTTGTTCATTAACTTGATCTTTTAGATCAATCAAATAATTAACCAATTGGAGCTTGCCCTGCAGCCGCCTCATCTCTAAGTCCGATTGTTCCTTCATTAGCTGATCCTGAAGGCTGTTCTGGAGTTCCTGCAGGTGCTGCTTCAGGCTGTCCCAAGGGGCTTGGCTGTTGATTAGCGGCAGGAGCACCTTGCACGTTTCCTTGTTGAGCATTTAGTCCTCTCAATACTTCTGCAAATATCTGTGCGTCATTTATATCATTTACTAACAAATCAGGATCAATGTCCTGTGATATTGCAAGTTCTCTTACTAAGTTAGGTATTTTTACGAACGGAGCAAGCATTGGATTCATCACCGTTTGTAGTAATGTCATTAGCCTTTGGCTACGCACTTCTTTTTGCATAACAGCAGAAGTACCTTGAGGTTTAATTTCAAGATCACCTTTAATATCAGGTCTGTCTTGATTAAACTGCATATTCCAAAAGAACATAGACTCTCCCATAGGTTTAAGAAGAAAGTCATCAATGTTTTTAATCACAGTTTTAATACTAAGATTAGCACCACCAAGAAGCATACTTAGTCCTGCAGCAGTACGTCCTGTGCCTGACACGCCTGTTTGACCATGCATAATGCTAGGAAGTCCAGTCTCTTCATCTGCTAATTGTCTAGCAGCTTGATACATTTGTATGTTTTCAGGGGCAGTGTTAGGAAACTTAACTGCATTAATAGCAGTTCCTGTAACTCCTGATTGTCTTCTAAATACTTTGCCGGGGTAAATATCGTAGTTTTGTCCCGGCACAAGTGATGCTTCATCTACATCAAATACTACATTACCTGCAAGAGCTAAGTTATCAATAGCCATACGAATATGACCATTCATAAGCAACTGTGCATCTTCCATATTTTCAGGTATACCAACGCCAAATAACTGATATGGATTTATTTCATAAGGAACAGCAAAGAAAGGTATGCGGTATGGTGTAAAGGGATTTAACACAAGTCTAAGAACCATGTTACCACAAACCCATGCATTTACTGGCACTTCTGTAAGATCATCCATATCAATAGGAAGACCCATATCTGAGGCTAAGTTTGCATCAAGATTACCCCAATACTCAAGAACCTCAAAACGATTGGTGCTTTGTTGTACTTCCATATTTTCATTACGGATAGTATCTTCAAAGTATTTGTCATCATAATTAGGACCTTGATCTAAACAAGCTGCTATAGTTTCAGGATTAAAGAATGGTTTATCCATAAGATCACGCATTTGACTAGGATTAAACCTATGTCGTTGTACAACATAAGAACAATCTTGTACACTTGTAGCAGCAGGATCAGGATAAAAACTCCAACATGAAACAGATTCAAGTCTTGGGACTGCCTTTTTATAGGGCATATACTGTCTGTCATCCCAATTATGAATAGTCTTCGATTCATTAAGAGGTCCTTTCATAACTCCTGTGCCTAGTAAAGCACATTCAAATATAGAGTTACGAAGAACATTTGTTGCATTGTTTTCGTGAAGTTGATCGTGTATTATTTTTTCTAACAAACGTGCAGTTTCACGAGATGGGCTAATAGTAGGCTCTCCTATACGACTAGGACCTTCAGCAAGATTAGCTCCCTCATACTTATCTTGCAACCCTCCTAAAAATGTAGCTTCAGTTGCTCCCGGTTTTAATTCTTTACCATCACCGGGAAACCCAAAAGGACTTTCAGGAGCTTCTTCTTGTTGTGCTTGTCCTGTAGTATCAAGGTGTGCAAATTCTGCTACTCCTTCTGGAACAGGGCTTGATTCAACTACAATAGGAAACTTTTTGTTTGCAAATAAAACATCAATTATTTGCCCATAGGCAGCAAGAACTTTTGTTTTTGTAATCTTTAAGAATACTCTGCTTCTTTCAGAATCACGAAACTGTGTATCTCCATCGTAGATACCACGAAAGTTTTTGTATGCTTTTAGCCAACGTTGTTCATGCTGATAACGACCTGTTTCAGCATCTTCAAAACGTGACCTTACTGTTTGTGCTACATTGGTAGCAGTTTCATCTACAAAAACTGCACCAACTGCATCTCCTAGTGGCGAATCAGCCATGAGGTTTCCTTTTTATTAATAGTCGCGTTGCTCTGCAAGTGAATCAAAGTTAGCATCAATCATGTTCTCACCTTTACGTGGCATATCTACCTGTAAAGCTTCACGATCAATAGGACCTACTAGCATTTGATCTAGCCCTTCACGAAACAATTGTGCTTCATTTTCACTTGATAATTCACCTTGTTTTTTCATCATTCCCATGATGTATCCTGCGTCATTATTGTAATTCATAGCTTTCTCCTTTTAGTAGCCAAATACAGAATCAAAAGCTTGAGGTTGTTTTTCTTTTATCTTATTCATCATAGAATTAATGGTAAGATGTCCTCTAGCTCTAGTCATGCACATATAGCGCAGTGCATCATACGCATGGTCATCCGCTTTTGTATCTACATCTTCAGGATTAGACTTAGATAATGGAAGACTAGATAGGGTGCGAATGAGGTTAGTGCAAGTAGAAAGTATTTTTATTCTTGGTTCCTTACTAATAGGATCAAGTTGTAATCTACGATGCAACTCCATTTTTCCTGCTAACCTATTACGATCTGAAGGAGTAAATCTAGCACCACAACGTATTAAAGTTTCTGCAATGCTAGGGCCTGTGCCTGTTCTATTCCAACAAGAAGCATCAAGTACAGAATAGTACATTTGAGGATCATCCCCTTCAATGTTAATAATTATGTTAGCAAGGTTTTCAGCAGTTTGTCCTTTGCCATAAAATTCTTTGTAAATCCAAAGTGTGTCATCCCAATCTAAAGCACCCCAAACCACACAAGAAGGGGCAGAATATCCATAATCTGCTGCACGAAGTCGAAGCCAGTTAGTAGGTATTTGAACTTGAGATGCTTCAACAACATGAATATTTCTTGAAAATTCTGGGAAGGCTGCTCCCTCTGCAACATCCCAATCCCCATCAAGAAGTCTTCTTCTTTCCACTTCTGGGAGCGATCTTAGCATAGCTTCATATTCACCGCTTTTTGCTAAGTAGGGGTTATCCGTCAACCTTGCAGGAATAAACTTACGAAGAAATAAAGGTTGACCTGCTTTTCCGTTTGGTGCTGATTCAGGCCAAAGTAAAGCATTACCTGTTTCAACATCTGTAGCTGCAAATGGTGTATTAGCAGGGGCAGGGTCTATATACATCTTTTTAACCCACCATCCCCCAACACCACCGGGGTTACCTGTGCAACGCATATAAGCATCAATATCTGGATCAGTGGTACGAAGACGAGAGCGTAAGTATTCCCAAACGTAGGGAGTTGGGTAATGTGTAATCTCATCAATACCTATCCATGTAAATGCTTGTCCTTGATACCGTGTAACGTCCTTGTCTTTATCAAGGTATGAAAACCATGCAGTAGCACCAGAGGGAAACTGCCACATCGCTTTAGATTCTCTAAAGACTGCACCGGGAAAAGCTTTTGGATAAAGTTGCTTACTTTTATCAACAAGCTCTGTAAGTTCGTCCAAAGTACGCCTAATAATAAGAGCACGATGATTGGGGTTATCACAGTACCTAAGAAGATCAGCAAGCAAAGCATAAGACTTACCGCCACCTGCAGCCCCACCATAGAAAACATCTCTTTCTGGGCTTGCCAAAAAATTTGTTTGGGGTCCTGAATTAGGTTTAAAAACAACATCAGCTTCATTCTCCACAAGTTCTCTTACAGCTTTTGGCACATTATCTAATGTGCTTTCATCTAATACCTTTGAACCTTTAGAATTAAAGATTGCATCTTCAACTTTTTTTAAAGTCTTTTCTTTTTTCTTTACTCGTTCTCTTGCTCGTTCTGCTTTTTTAGTAGCCGCTTCTCTCGTTTTTTTAGCTTCTGATACGCTTCTTTGCGATACTCTTCTTGCTTTTTCTGCACGAGAAACGTTGTAGTTGCCTTTTTTACCTTCAGCAAGTTTAGGTCGTCCTCTTTTTTTAGTTTCTGTCATTAATCAATATTTAAGTATATAACAACGCCTATCGTAATAAGCATACCAAAGAAAAGTGTAATTAGTGCGGCTAAAGCTATTCCTTTTATAATCTCTACTTTTTTTCTACGTTTATTTGCTGCATTTTCTTTTTCTTTTTTTACTAGTAATCTTGCTTCTCTCTCATACTGAAGAAATTGTTGCCAACTACCCGGACTTCCATACAACTGCATAAATTCTCTAAGTTCTTCACGTTGTTTTTGTATTGTTTGCACATGGATTAATCTATCCATAGCTGCTTGAGAAGTTGAACTTCCCATTACACTTTGTTTATTATTTTCTTCTTGTACTTGTGAACAACCTCTAGCCCACATACTTAACTGTTTACTGCAATCTGCTACGTCACGACCATTTTGTAAAAGTTGTTTTACTTCTCCAAAGGCTTTATTAGCAAGTGCAATTCCGCTAATTATGGTTACTGGATCAACCACTATGATCTTCCTGTAAATACTTCTCTTACAGATATAAGAATATTGCCATCTGAACCTGAAGTTGTTTTAGCTTGCAACTTATCTCCTTTTGATAAAGTAATACCTAAATTATCTAATCTTAAAAAGTCATTACCTGCTATTTGTTTATTGTTCACAATTAAAAATTGTGTAGTAGTTGATCCCTCATAAAAGTACAAAAACCCATTTATATTACTGCTAGTGGTATTACAAATAATTACAGAGTCTACAATAGCTTCAAATTGACCGGGAAGCGTATAAATGTCCACTATGGAATTTGTGAGGGCTTTTGCTACTGATCTTCTCTTTTCTGCCATTAGGTACTTCTTTTTCTAATAATTTTACTGATCTGTATATCGTTTTACCACTTAAAGTATGAATTACCCCTGCATTTGGAAGTATGAGAGGTGATTCTGTTATCTCAATTGAAATGATCTTCATGGTTTATGACTACAGCCTCCTGTTTAGCTTTGTTTGGAAGAAGAACAACACCATGCAATGCGGTAACATTGTGTTCAACTGTTTCTTTTTTACCCAAACCTACTCTGTTTAATATGGACTCTGCAGCTTTTACTTTCAACTCTGCACGAGGAATGTTACCATCATCATCCAAAGCATTTATCAAACCCATTGTAGCTTTCATAGAATTAGCGGCTAACATTTGTTGTGCCGCATCTATTATTTCAGAAGAAAGAGAACGCATCACTGCAGTGCCTGTATCTTTTGCATATCCTGCTTCTCTCAATGCTGCTTGATTATTACCACCATTTTCAATAAATGCAGAAAGGTACGTAGACTGTTTTTCAGTTAGTTCACGTTTCTTTTTCTTTTGCCTAGCTAATAAATTTGATACCATTACGCATATATCTCTTTTGTATTGGTGGTTGCACCAATTTCTTTTGACTGCCCATACCGATCATAAACTGTTACAGAAGATTCAGAAACTGTGGTAACAGGTCCTTCTATAGAGTATTTACGAGTAACATGAGTTATATTATCTCCACCAGAATTAATTGTGTAGCGAGTATAGAACTCCACAGGCTCTACACTTCTATTCATCATTGTATGGTTGACTGGTTCTGTCAAGTTAAGCCATCTTTGTTTTACGAACACCACCGCCCATTGCATAGGCTTTCATTTTGGTGTTTTTACCTCCCATAGCTCGACCTTTAGCTTTCATCTTAGTATTCTTACCACCCATAGCCATCATGCTAGTAGGACGAGAAGTAGAGCCTTGCATCATGTTTTCATCCATTTTGCGTCCCATGTTTGGTGAAGCCATGCCTGTCATGCCTCCGTACATCATAGGTTTCATTTTAGTATTCTTACCACCTACTGCTCTGCCCTTGGCTTTCATCTTAGTGTTTTTACCACCAACTGCCATTTTCTTTGCTTGCATGGCTGCAACTTTCATTGGCTCTTTTTTATTGCCATCTTTGTCTAAATCAAGAAAGTCTGGTTTTCCACCTTTTGCCATAAGCTTGGTGTTCTTTCCTCCTCTAGCCATGTACTTGGTATTTTTACCACCTTTAGCCATATATTTACTCTTCTTCATCTTCTTGCTCCTCCGCATATAAATTATTAAACGTTACATTTGGGTCCATGTAACTATCATGTATTTCTGCAGTGTGGAGGTATTGACTTGGTGCAAAATCTGGTGCGCCTTCACCAGTTACCCACAAGGCAGGGTTTGTTGCACGTACTCTGTTATTTGGTAAGGCAACTATGTTACCTGTAAATTCACCTGCATCTATTAGTTCTAGTACGTGCGATTGTTTATGTTGTGCAGGGTCATCTGAAATATGTGAATCTGTGTAGTCTACGGTAAACATATATCTACCTGTATAAAACTCTCCCCCTATCTTACATATCCAAGGGCTAGAGGAGACACGATCTAATACCACTACAGAGTGATTTCGTGAAGAACAGTCCCAAGGTTGGGCTAAATGGGTTGGCATCATCTCAGGCCACTCTTCAAGGGGTATATCTGCTACTAGAGAGGCTATTGGTAGCCTTGCCCACATAGCACCCCCATGAACGTTCTCTTCTTCATTACAGCCAGTAAAGACTACCTGAAAGCTAAGACTACGATCTGGTATTGTATTTACTGCAAATGCAAGAGCATGAATGTATTCACCTTCATACTTCTCATGGTTGTGTGTAAACTGTTTTCTTACCCAACATTTAAAGTGAGGTATGTTTGATATTAAATACGACATTGAGGCATCCTTTTCTAAACGCCTCCCTTATTATTATTAACAACGCCATCTTTTTCTAGCTTGGCGTAACCTTGAGTTAGGGTTTTTTGCAGCTTTTGGAAACTTTTTCATTTGTCCTGCTGATCTTGCACAGAAAGACTTTCTTCTTTTTGCTGCTTTACTTCCCGGTTTTACCTTTCCTGTTACTGCAGTTTGTAGCTTTGATCCGGGGTTTTTCTTTCTGTAGGCTGCAACCCCTTTCTTAGTCATACCTGCACCTGCCTTGGTAGGACGCTTATGACCACCTTTGATGGTCAATCCTTTCATTCCTGTTCCTTTACGCTTTGGTTTTGCGGCTCTTGGCATTTGAATATTTCTTCTTGAATGTTCTTACGTTGGTAGGCTTGCCTCCTACTCCTTGTGCTTTTGCTCTCTTCCTTGCAACAGCACTCCGAATCTGACCTTTGCTCATGCGCTTCGCAGTAGCCCTTGGTACGCATTTTGGATACTTTCTTTTGCTGCCTGTGGCTGATTTACGACCACACTGTTGAAATTTACCTTTTTTCTTTGGTGCGCCTATGTCAACCCAATCACCCTTTGGGCCTTTTCCAAACCATTCTTTTAAACTCACTTGTATGTACCACCACGTTTCTTATAGGTACGTACTAGCCAAGCATTTGCATATGCCGAAGGGTATACCTTGAACTTACGTTTAGCTTCCGATTTAACCCTTGAATAAAGACTAGGATTGGCAGGAGTAGGAGAACCTTTTTTACGCTTTGTTTTTGGTTTTGCTTTTTTTGCGGCCATCTTTCAATACCTTCTTTGCTTGTTTAGCTATTTTTACAACTTCATTCTTACCCATTACTTTTGCACGTTGTTCCATCACAGTAAGTATTTGTATTTTTCTTGCGTAAGGCTTTTTTATTCTTTTTACTTTTGCAACTGTGGCTCTTGCATCTGCAGGAGTGGCAAACTTAATGCTAACCGTATCTTTAGGGTTCTCATCTGTGTAGAGTCTACGACCACTACCTTTTGGTTTTTTTCCTGTTCCCTTTTTTGGGTCCTGCTTTTTTGGCATGGCTTGTCTTATACCTTGTGCGTTGATCTTTTTCTATCTTTGCAAGAGTTGCTGCTTGTTTAGCATGAGTACGTGATGCTTTCTTCAAACCCTTCACTACCTTTTTTAATGGTTTTGTGTAGTGAGGCATGGCTAACCAAAATCCTTTTTGGTTTCAGGACAAGAACATACTCCACAGCCACAGTCTTCTGCATCACATACAACTGTATCACAGTGGCAGGAGTGTTTACAAGATGAACATTCCATACTAATTTCCATTTTATAATAATAACCGTAGTTTATCTCTATACTCCCTTTTTTATTTTTTGTAGGAGTGTGGAGTTGTAGACAAACTCTGGGCTAATTGTTAGTATACACACCCAGAAGAGGTCTGTCAAGTCTTTTTTTATAAAAAATTAAAAAAAAATTTAAAAATAGTGAATTTTTTACTTGACAACTTGCATTTTGAACTGTATAATAAGTTTACTGCTGCACAGGAATAAATATACTATGAACCCCCTTTTGATTAGCCCTCGATTCCCTTTTGATTAGCCAAAGCAATGGCATTAAAAATATTATTTGGGATATTAATTGGAGTTATAGGTTTATGGTTTTTATATATAATTGGTGCTGGTATTATTCAAACAGTTTGTAAGTGTTTAATTTGATGATTTCACCACCGATCAGATATCGTGTATTTTGTTACTACAAAAATATTCCAAAACCTGTAGTTTCCATCTTTGCAAACAAAAAATTAGCCCTCGATTTTAGAAAACAGGTACGTAGAGAGCAAAAAGATATTGAAAATGTCATAATATACGATGAAAATGATACAAAAGTCTATGAAAATTAAAAAAAATTTTAAAAAAAGGTAAAAAATAGAAAAATTATATGGGGATTGCATATAGATATATGGGTACCCCTAGTGGCCCACGCCTACCCGTTGCATTATTGCAACTTTTTTTTTATTTATGTGACATTTTTGCACTAGCATCTGTAAGGGCTATATCTGCTCACTGGTAAACATCTTTGCTGGCTGGTGCTATGCCTAATTAAAACCGAACAACGCCTTTTTTAGGGCCTTTATGGGGCGGGGTGGCGTATCATACAAAACAACCCCCTACCGTCATAAACCCTGTTTTACTATGCGTATTCAATACCTTAATTAATATTCTCTGGATAAAAAAAACCCCACCAGAACAGGCAGGGTTTGAGGCAGGATATTTTTTATTGATTATGACACGGCTCTGAAACCATCCTTTGCATTTGAAAAACGAATTGCAAATCGTGGATCATGGTTGTGCATTGCGATCCGATCACCTATTGGTGTGCCAATGTGCCAACGTGTATAACCATACAGAGCAAGCAATGGCCGTAGGTTCAATTGGTCAATCCAGAAGTCTACATATTCAGTGTTGTAGAAATCACCTAAGACATGGA